TCAAAGTCTTCACCAAATGAGGTAGGATTCTTTTTCAAATACTTTGCGGCTTCTCCTTCACCCTGAAGTTTAGCAAGCAACATCTTAGCTTTAGTTTTAGCTTTCTTGCTGAGCTTAGGCTTGTCTGAACAAGATTTAGCTTCTTCTAGAATTTCAATCGCCCAATCTATGCTCATATTTTCGGCAATCACAGAAGCGTCTTCTACACACTCTGCAAATTCACTATCAATCAAATGTGCAAGAATGTCTTCATAATCTTCACTACGAATGGACTTGAGTAGCTTATTTGCTGTTGAACCTAGAGTATCCTTCCTAAGCCTAGGATGAAGCCTACGAGTGGCTTCAGGAGCATCTTCCTTAGGAGTAGGTGCGGTAGTTCCCATCGCTCTCTCAGAGCGTCTGGAAGGTCTTCCAGTCTCTTTGGCGATAATGGAATCTGCAGCCTTTTCTAGTGCTTCAGCCTTCTTTTCTTCTCTTCTTGCTTTCGCCTTCTGACTTGCTCTTTTGCTGGAAGTCATGACTTCACCAGCATCTTCCATTTCCTTTACTCTAGCCCAACGTGCAGCGAGTCTAGCGTCTCTCTGAGCTTTAGTTTCTTCTGAAAATGCTTCTGCAGATTCAGTGAGATTTTCACTATACATTGATTGATATAGGTCATGAATCTCCATACTAATTTTATTGGAGGAACCGAATTCTAGATTACTCATTTAATTAAAACTATACTTTAGTATTATTTATCATTTCTCACATTCTGTCTTTTCCGTCCATACACCACGAATACCCATAGCACCACCCAATTGACTTTGCGCTACGCTCTCATCTGGTGAACATTCATAGTAAATAGCATCTTTGACTATAAGTTTTTGAGTTGCTGTATATTTGGACTTTTCAATTTCTTTCAATATAACTGTATTTTTCATATTTGGAACATAGTTTCTTTTTTCTTGTTTCTCATATTCACGTAAAGCTTGGTCTACATCAATCTTAACTTTAAAGTTTAATAGCTCAGGGTCTGTTATCATCTGCTGGTCAATTTGTCGTCTTACTTCAGGTAATCCAATATTAAATTTGATTCCAAGAGCTTTTTCAATTTGATAGAACTTTTTCCAAAAATCAGTATACGAAAGATTTACTCCACACTTAGAAAGCCCGAATATAATAGAACCTACCACCAGAGTAATAGACAGAGCAGTTGTATTTTGTTTATTGAAGAATTTAGATACTTTCATTTAATCTCTGTCTATTGGTGTTAATCTACCCTTACCTTTAGCGGCTTGTTTTGATGATGAGGGCCTACCTACTTTGGCGTATTGGTCACCATCACGATCTATTTTTCCAAATCCCATTCTTTGGTAGAGTTTACCTCTAGCATTTTTTTCTATAATCCGAGTATTTCCTTTAGAATCTTTATATGTATGGTCATTGGATGATGGGCTATTCATTACTACTGAGTGAGAAGGTAGTCTTGGCTCAACATGTCTTTTCCAAACATATTTGGCATTACGTATCATATGTTGCTTTTCTCTATCCGACATTGTGGAGTTATTGTCACTATGACGCCAGGATATTCCATGAGTCGGTTTTCCATCGACAGAATTTTCGTCGTTAAGTTTATATATATTAAATTCAACTCCAGTTGGTCTATGATGAAATGTTACCATTGTTGTTCCGTGATTTATCTTTAAATGAGGATGAGAATGTGTCTTCAAATTTGGATTATCCGCACCATGAAAAACATTATCTTTGGTTTTCTCCCAATGTTTATTCTTTTTATATTCACTACTAAATGGCCTACTTTGCCTATTGAATGCTTTGCTACGTGGAGTTTGTCCAGAAGGTAACTTATCTGTAGGAGCGTAATATTTCTCCACAAGTAGCATAAACTCTTGAAATGTTTTCATGGCTTAATCGTCATACTCTACGTAATTTAATGGAGTTAATCTCTTTTTACCCTTAGCTGCTTGTTTTGGTGAAAGTGGCCTACCTACTTTAGCATGTTGATTTCTGTGAGTCGGATCTATTTTTCCAAATCCCATTCTTTGGTAGAGCTTACCTCTAGTGTTTTTAAATTTAGTTCTCAACCCCCCGCTCTCATCTCTATATGTGCTATTATTATGTTGAGGACTATTTCTAGCTAAACTATGAGAGGGTAATCTATTTTCAATATGGTCCTTCCACATTTTTTTAGCATTGGTTGCAATTACTTGCCTTGTCTTATCACTAGCATTATGTATATTTGGATGAGTATGAGACCAACTCACCAAATGAGTTGGTTTACCATTCACATCATCTTTTTTAGTGGTTCTATATTTAATTCCAGTTTTTTTATTATAAATATCGTGATTTCCCTGATATGAATCTATCTCTAAATCTGGATGCGGCTTATTGTCCACCTCAGGACTATCTGCACCTCGTGCAACTTCCCAATGTGTTCTACGTCTTTGAATATGTTGTCTAGTGAGTTGTCTTCTTCCTGTTTTGCTTATTGAAACAGGCCCATAAGCTTTGGCTTTAGCCTTTTCTCTAGGGGTTTTTCCTGAAGGAAGTTTTTCATTAGGTTCATAATATTTTTCTACCAGTAATATAAACTCTTGAAAGGTTCTCATAAATCAACCTTCAATATATTCCTTCCAATACTCATAGGAGGTTTGTGGACGAGAGGTTTCTTCATTCGTCAGTTCACCATCAGCTTCAGTATCTTGAGTGTCTTCTTCTGGTTCATCTATTTGAATCATAGATTTCCAATATTGATAAGGAGTCATTTCAACCTCTTCTTGAAGTTCTTTCTTGGGTCTGTGCTTGTATGGAGAATTATATTGAATTTTTCGTATAGATTTTTTGATATTTCTACCTGGCTTATGATTGTCTCCAGGAGCGGCTACTGCAGTAATGGCTTCATAAATCTCTTCCCAAGTATATTCACTTAAATCATATCCTTCTTCTACTAGAGCGTCTACCCACTCATTAAATTCTTCGTAATTCATTTTTTGGTATTCCTACTAAGAGTATTTATTCAAAGTCTATTTTTTAGCTTGATATGACCTAGTGACGACTTCTCCAGACTTAGTTGGATGTGCTAGATGAGTTTTGATTTTTGGCGCACTTGGAGTTGAAGTTTTATGAGCTTGAAAGGCTTTATGAACCTTTACAGCATCATCATACATATGAATTTTTTTAGCATCCAATCTCTTTGCAAGATTTTTTGCAATCTCTAACTTCTTCTTACCAATATCTGGTCCTTTCATTCCTCCAGTGTAATGAATTTTATTCTGTGGAACTTTAAGTCCGTGCTTTTTGAATTGTGAATGAAATTCTTTTGGGTCATCAAACTTTGCACGAGCAGTAATTAAATGAACATTATGCCCTCTTGCCTCTTTTCTCTTAATATCCTTCACTACTCTCTTGTTTGGAGAGGAAGTTTCTTTAAATTTTTTAGCACTTCTGAATTCACTAAAATCATAATCGTGGCCTGGAGCCAATTTATGAGTATTGAATTCTTGATTGGTTAAACTCTGAACTCTCTTTCCAGAAGAGTCCTTTACGTGAACCTGCACATTTGGTCTGTTACCCTTTCCGTGAGTAAAAATTGTTTCGTCCACATCATAAGCGTGAACAGTTCTCTTTGGACGAGTTCCTCTTGATTTTTCTTGTAGATACCCAAATGCTTCTTTAAGTTTCGCACTGGGCAAAGAATAAATTCTTTCCAATGATTTTCTATTTTTTCCCAGCTCAACATTCTGTTTGGAGACTTTTTTCTTTTCCTGTGCAGCAAGCTTTTTAAGATTTGGGTCTTCATTTTCACCACCACGCATATGTACTCCAATCTCAGCTACTCTTTTAGCTCTATTAGAGAGTTCCATTGCCTTACGGTCTGCATTGAGACCTGATGCTACATTTGCACCCGACACTAGATTTGAAATTTTATTTAGAGAACGATTTGCTCTTTTATTATTAAAATTTTGAAATTTCTCAGAAAGATAATTCTGCATAGCTTCAAAATCTTCTTTCGCCAAGTATCCATTGGACCAAAACTCATCCCACTTTCTTTTTGCAGCCTGAGCATGACCTCTTGAAGATGGAGTAAATCCAGGAATATTAGACCTAATTCTACGAACTGGTTGTGAGAAAGATGCTCTAGGAGTATGAGTTTTTGAAACTCTCTTAATTGGTGCTCTTACAATATGATACTTTGGAACTTCAGGTAGAGGCTTTACTGCATCCTCTTCCTCTCTTCTTTCAATTCTATCTTTTTTTGAAAGTGCTCTCTTCGGATTTCCAGAACGAAACGCAACTTTTACTCCTTTGGGTAGGTTATTACTTCCCGCACTTGGAGAATATTGAGCATTTCCAACTTTTTCTAAATTCTTATAACGTTCTCTATGAGAAAGATACTCACTTTTAGAAACGCCTTCATCCAAGTCAAAAGCTTCTCCAATCTTACTCTTAGAGAAGAAATCTACAATCTTTCTTTCTTTCCGTGCTTTTGGTGAAGCTGATTCTTCTCTGCGCTGCTTTCTCTTTGCTAAAATCTCTTCTGCTTTTTGTTGAAAGGATTTTTGACCAGAAATATCTGGATGATTAGATGCACGTGCCTCTAAGAACAATTCAACAAAAACATCATAATTTTTTGGATAACTACTCATTGATATCAATCCTTTTTAGATATTTATATAAATATCAAGCTTCTTGAGTAGTATAATTATCAACTATACTAGATTTCCAAGCTTCACTCATATTCGTCATAATAGCTAGAGCAGACTCTACAGAATTCACATAACCTTCATCTAGAAGATGGTCTAGAATTATATCATACGCATCTACAGATTCCTTGGTAGGAATAGGTCTATTCATTAAAGGATTTGGAGTCTTAGGCCTATTTGCTAACGATGGATTTGCGAGTGCCCAAGTAGATTTACCTGTTGCTTCTGCACCCTTAACATCTCCAACTTTAATTTGAGATTTATAGACGGAGGTTCCACCCTGAATCTTCTGTTGAGTTGTTGCGTTCGCAGAAGAAGAATTAGAAGCTGCAGTGGGCTTAGGTGCGGTTGGCTTGATTGCAGGCGTAGAAATAGGCTTAGAGGCTTGTGGTTTAGCTACTGGAGTAGGTCTTACTACCGAAGTTGGTCTTGTAGCTACAGGTTTAGGAGCTTGTGAGTTAACTGTCGGAGTTGGTGTAGTTGCGAATGTTTTTTGTACTGGCGCCCCAACACGACTACCAGCATATCCTGTGGCGTTTGGAGCTATCTTATATGATGGTGGATTTATTCTTTTTCCAGAGTTGGGTGCAACTGTTGCTCTTTGCTTAGCTGCTGCGGCATAACCAGGAAGAACGGCACCAGCTTCATTTATAGAAGACTCATCAGAATATACTTGACCATATGCTTCGTATAAATTCTGTAGATTGATATGGTCCATTTTAATTACTATAGCTACCTATGAGTTATTTATATAATATCTAAAATATCACAAAATTCTCTAAAGGTTTTCTTTGTTCCTTCACGAGTTTTCAACCATTCATCTGGAGTCTTTCCCTCATTCGCATTCTTAAATCCATAATGTAATTCTTTTGCAGTAAGAGAATACTTCTTCATTAGTATTCTCATTGCAGAATCAATGGAATCATATGTTGGATTCGGAAGTTTCTCTAAACTTCGTTTCAACTCAGTAATGATTTTGAAATCAATCTTCATCTTTTACTTTCTTCTTCTTTTTCTTCTTTTTAACTGGAGTTCCTGCAAGACCGTTCTCTCTCATCTTCTGTAGAAATCTTGATGTTCTACTTCCTCTACTTTCCTCTTCATCACCTAAGGGACCAAGAGTATCTTTTGAATGCTGACGAAACATATCATCAGCATACGATTCATTGTGATTCATAATCGCTTCCAACAGATAATTAACTTCATTCAACTCTAGTCTTTTTTTTCTTCTATTTAAAATTTCGTCTATGTTTTGCATAACATTCAAAGATTTGAACCTTTAGATGTATTTATGTTCTCATTAAACTACAATTTAAAGTTTACAAAGGTATCAGTGTCAATATCTTGTTTGATTGCTCCTACTAAATACGAAATTTTTTCAGTCTCCTGTGGGCTTTCTTGAACTTCCTTACTATTCAACCAATGTGAAGTCCAGGGTAAAGGATTATTCTTTGCGGGAATATCAAACATAGGAGCTAATCCAATTGCCTTTCTTCTACGATTTGCAATCCAATCCACGTAATTGAAAAGTAATTTGTCGTTCAATCCAATCATACTTCCATCACGAAACAGATACTGTGCCCATCGTTTTTCTTCATTCACAGCAAGTTCAAACATTTTATCTACATAATGTTTCTCTTCCTGAATGATTCCAAGCATTTCTGGGTCATCTCCCTGCCTCCATTTAGTGAGAATTTTTTGTGTGAGATTTAAATGACAATTTCCAGATACAATGACTTTATTCTCATAACGAACAACTAACATTCCACTGGGAACGGAGACACAGAATACATCTCCATCATAGTTATAAGTTGAAGTTGTTTTTGGTTTGGCTCCAGCGCAATAGTAATCTCTATCTTGAATGATGGTTATGCGATGAACATTCTTATATCTATCCTGTCTATGGTCTATTTGAATACCTCTATGTGCTCTTCTTCCAGAAAGAGCGGCAATGGCTTGAACCATATCAGCTACATCTGAATTTGTAGTAGAGAAATAAATGTTAGAATAATCTCCATTTCTTAGATGACCATCCCAGTGAGAAAGCTCTTCTAGAAATTCAATACACCAAGCGCCACCAACTTCTTCTAGATTAACCCAAGAGAAATCCTTAACAACATCGTGCTCTATAGGAACCCATACAGTATACACGTAAGAAATTTTATCATTATGTATAAATTCTATTTTCGTATGTCTAAATTGAATCTGCTCTAGAATATGGTCCAGCCTATCAATTTTTCTGGGTTTTGTAAGAGTAAAAGTTGTAATATTACACCCATTGAATTTTCCATTTCTGAGGTCTTTATTCTGTATTGACCCATCTGCCTGCAGAGCAATTTTAAATCTTTCAACATATGAAAGTTCGGCTCTACCACCAGTTTTAACCCCAGAAGCAATAAAATGTTTCAAAAAAGAAGAATTAAATTCTTCCGCAGTATTTTCTTTAATGTCTCTAGTGATGCTATCTCTCCAGATAATTCTATGGTCTGGGGTGACTACCTGTTTGAAGTGTCCTTTGATATTGGAGAACTCATACACTAAACCAGAATGAGGTTTTTTAGTGTAATGTAATGGATGCACAAATTCAATTGAACCATTCGTATTATATTGAGCCACTTTTTCTGTCTGGTCTAGGTCCTCAAATTTCTTCCATCCAATTGGTGTTAAAACTTCAGTTCCTTTCACAAAACAGCTTTCATCACGCGAAATCAGTGAGATAATCTTGGCCGAACCTTCCATCAGTTTTAGCTCACCAAAAGCGAAACTACAGGCGAAGCTCACATAAAAGCGAATTCCTTCAAGAATATTCACATTCATAATTGCCCGATATAGCTTCCGTTTCAGTTCTATTCTTGTGGATAATCCGACATCAATTCCTTCATTCGCAAATCTCCACATATTTGTAGAGCCATATTGTTGAGCATAATTGATAAAGTCATTATAGGACTCAGTTACTGATGCCGCTCTCTCTAGAATCATCTCATCATGAATGATAGTATCAAATACTTCTGTTGGATTTGCATATACATTTTTGATGATATGAGTATATGAGCGACTATGAATCATCTCAAAGAACTCCCAGGCAGTCATCGCAGCTTCCAATTCAGGAAGAGAGCAATAAGGAATGAATGCCATTCCTGGTCCTCTTCCTTGAACGCTATCTAATAGAATTTGATACTTTAGATTTGAAGTGAATATATGCTTCTGTTCTGGGCGAAGAGTCATATAATCAGATTTATCTTTCTGTAAAGAAATCTCCTCGGGTCTCCAGAAGAAACTCAATTGTTGTTGAGTGAGTTTTTCAAATTCTGGGTATTTGAATGTGTCATATCTTTGAACTCCTAGAGGAGCCCCAAAGAACATAGGTGATTTAGTCGTATCAATATCCTCGGTATTAAATACCGTCATTCCATTTATCATAATATTACCTTAAATTGAACAGCTATCACAAGTTTCATCTTGTGAGTTTAAAATTTCATCAATCAAATTTTGAGTTTCATCCTTCGCAGAGGAATCAGTTTTTCCATCATATGTGTTTTGATAGTAAGCAGTTTTATGTCCTTTAGCATATGCGGAAAGAAAATCATTTACAATCACGCTCATTGGAACTTCATTATTTGGATAGTGCTCTGGATTGTAATTCCAATTTGCACTAATAGCTTGGTCAAAGAACTTCTGAATCATCGCAACAATATTAAAGTATCCCTCATTGGATTTAATATCCCACAATAGAGTATAATTATTTTTGAGTGTATTATACTGTGGGACGATTTGCTTAATAGGTCCTTTCTTTGATTGTTTGATGGATAGATAACCTCTAGGAGGCTCAATTCCATTTGTAGCATTAGAGGTCACACTAGATGACTCACTGGGAAGAATGCAAGTAAGAGTATTATTTCTCAGGCCATATTGAATGATACTCTGACGTAATTCTTCCCAATCGTGTTGATATGAGACCTCGCAGATATCATCAATTTCTTTTTTGTAGGTGTCTATGGGTAGAATTCCCTGAGAATATTTGGACTGATAAAAATCAGAACAAACTCCCTTCTCCTTAGCTAATTGATTTGAAGCCTTAAGTAGGTAATATTGAATACTTTCCGCAAGACCGTGAACTGCTTTCCAAGCTTCTGGGTCTTCATATTTGAATCCTAGTTTTGCAAGATAATGTGCAAGCCCAATAACCCCTATTCCTAAAGTTCTTCCTCCTTTTGCAGAAAGTTCAGCAGCTCTAATTGGATAGGACTGATAATCAATCAATTCGTCTAAAGACCTGACACACAAATCACACAATTCTTCAAGTTCTTCATCAGACTTAATTTTACCTACGTTTAAAGCTTTTAGAATACACAATGCAATTCTTCCGTTCTCATCTTCAAGACTTTGAATAGGTTTTGTTAGAAGAGTTATTTCTGTACAATTATGAATTAAGATATCATTCGCAAAGAAATTATGATTATCCTCCACAGTAATATCATATACTGGAATTTCGTTTTCAAGATGTTCAATTTTTAGCATTTTTTTCTAGTTCGGTTAAGATAATTCGTCTGTGTCTATAATATGGATTGTAACTCAATCCTGTTTTTTCTTCAAGTATTTTAGAATAATTTATATACTTCCCACCAAATCTATTTTTTGAAAAGTGTTTTGGAAAAGTCAAATTTAAATGAGTTATCGCAAACTCTCTCAATACCATAATCCCAGGAATAAACTTATATATTTTAATAAATTTTATTCCTATTTCAATTAAATCCTCATCAGTTAATCCATTCCAATTTGGATTAGAATACCCAGTTGAGTTGAGTGTTAATGAATTAAACCAATTGTCCTGGACTTCTTTAGAACATCTGGGAATCATCCACCCGCCTGTTCCACCTAAAGTTGCATTATAACCTTTTTTAGTATTACTTTCAAAAAGTTTAATAAAATGGATTTCTTTTTCGTTTATGATATTAACATTCTCAGTTTGGTAAGTTTCAATAATGGATAAATCCCAACAATCTTCACCATATTTTCTAATTGCGGAATGAAATCTAAATTTAGAGCCATTTCTTGCACAAGAGAGGTGCCGATTCCATCTATGTGATAGAGAATATTCAGTTTTTCCTATGTAGCATTTACTATTTTTTTAAATTTGTGATTTTATAAATGATGTGAGTTTTCATTATATTAAGTGTAATCTCACGGCTAGTTATAATATATAGAGATTACACTTAATATCAATTGATTATTAATTCATCAGTTTCAACCAAATCTTTTACCATCACATATCCACGATTTTTCGTAAATACTTTGTGTCCTGGTGTGGCTACGATACTCTTACCCGTTTCTTCATCAGTAATTCTCATTACTTCTGATTTCGGAGAAGTCTGTGCAAATGCAGTGATTTGTTTCCATTCTAAAATATCACTTTTTATGTTATAAGAAAGGACTTTTATATTAGAGTAGCTATTCATAAATTTCGGCAAATCCTGAATTTCAATTCTATCCCACTCATCCTCATCAAGTAATACTTCTATTTTAGTATCACCAGAAACGCATAAATTGCTCATTGCAACTTGTTCTATAAATGAACTGTGAGAGTTGCAGTGGTCTATATTCATAATATAGATTCTACCAGTTTCCGCTCTTTCTTTGAGTAAGTCAAGAATCAGTTTTTGTGCCCCAACAACTTTTCTTGGAATGGTGAGGTCTTTTTCATATTTTGTATAGAGTTCATCAAACTCGGGCATTCCGAATACATCATATAGACCAGGAACATTCTGAGGAGAGAAGAGTGTGATTTCTGCATTCTGAATGAATCGTTCGTAGAATATCTTGGACAACTGAATGCCGTAATCCAACTTTCGGGCACGATTTTCCTCAGTTCCTTTGTTGTTCTTAAGAACGAGAACTTCCTCAATTTCAGTATGCCAAATTGGAAAATAAACCGTAGCGCTGCCTTGACGAATTCCACCTTGATGACAAGATTTGAGAGAGCTTTCAAATTTCTTCAGAAATGGAATGATACCCGTTGATAGAACTTCTCCATTCCGAATCTTACTATTGATTGCACGTAGTCTTCCGATATTCAATCCAATTCCAGCTCTACCCGCCACATACTTCATCATCGCGCCATCAGAAGCAATGATGCTGTCTAGAGTATCGTCTACATCAATGAGAGTGCAGGAGGCAAATTGCCGAGATGGAGTTCTCACTCCCGCCATAATAGGAGTAGGAATATTAATTTTATGTTTGGAGACCGCATCATAATATCTCTTCACATAATCCATACGAATTGTTGAATTATAGTTTGAGAACATAGTCAGTGCAATCATCATATATGCAAACTGAGGCGTTTCGTATAGCGTTGATGTGCTTCGGTCTTGAACCAAATACTTATCTACGACTTGACGTAGACCAGCATAAGTGAAGAGATAATCTCTATGATGGTCAATATATTCTCCAAGAGCATTTAGTTCTTGCTCAGTATACTTCTCAAGAACTTCCTTATCGTATACACCCAAATTTACACAATTTTGAATGTGTTCGTAGAATTTAGGATGGTCCTTAAGTCTACCATAGATTTTCTTACGAATAGAAAACAGTAGAAGTCTTGCTGCAACGTATTGATAGTTTGGAGAATCCAAAGAAATCAAATCGGATGCAGATTTGATGAGAATTTCCTGAATATCTGAGGTAGTAATTCCATCATACAATTGTATTCCTGAAGAAATTTCAACTTGCGATGCAGATACTCCAGATAATCCAAAGCAGGCTTCATCCACCATTCTATGAATTTTATCTAACAGGAGTATCTCATCCTCTCCACTGCGCTTCTTAACTCTAATTTCTTTGTTGCTCATAATTGATTTGACTCCTAAATTCTTTTCCAACCTATCATTTTAGCTTTTGCCGCTAATCCACGAAAAGTATTATCTTTAATAATATTTTCTGGAGATAATCCTGCAATTATCATATCATTCACATCTTTATACTCCAAATTTTTTGGCCAAACTACAATAGAGTCTCCTGATTCTATTGTAGTTTCCATACGATGAACAATGTGTTTATTTCTTCTTTCATTATCATATACATAAACAAAATTACAATCTTTAAACTTATGTAAAGTTTTGATATTCAAATCAGCTCCTACCATAGCTATAGAATTTGGTATAAACATACTATCAAATGGCCCTTCCAAAACATATATTGGAGAATTCACATTCACATTGTCCAATCCATAAATCTTCGGTAGTTCATTATTTAGAATTACGGTGATGTACTTCACTGTAGAATTTTTGGACAGTGCTCTACCCTGAAATCCGAAGATTTGATTTTCATATATGAGTGGAATTACAATTCTACTCTCTTCATAATCTGTAGTCTCAAATGTGTGTATTTGAGAATTAGTCCACTTCTTAAAACTTTCACAGAAGTATAATTGATTCCATTTTGATTTGGGGATTTTTCTAGATTCAATATACTTTCGGGCAATATGAGTTTCGGATAACTCTGAAATCGTGAGTAAATCAAAATACTTTTTACTAAATGTGGGTTTCTTTTTTGGTGGAGATGAAACTAATTTTAATGTTTTTGAACCTTTATTCTTAAACTTCTCAAAAACATATCTATCATATATCGATTTGTCTATGTCCTTCAGTACCATAGATATATTACAAGATTTTCCGCAATTATGACATTTATAATTATATGTGTCTTTCACTGGATATAAATATCCTCGCGCTTTGTTTTTATATCTTTCACTGTCTCCACAATAAAAACATCTAAAATTGTAGGTGTTACCTTTTTTTATAAATTTAAGTAGTTGTGGTGAAATTTCGGCAATATACTTTTCCTCAATAAATGACATGAATTAAGTGGCTGTGAGAACTAAGTTTAAAACGAAGTTAAAATTTGGTCAAGATTTAATCATTTCTGAGTAAAGGACCTTCTGTATAAGGCTTTATATGGCGGAGGTAGTCTACGATATTTCTTTTTTCTTAGGTCCACTGGAGGTAAATCACCTTCTTTACCTGAGAGTCCATTAATTCCTCCAGCACCAACGGAATTGGTAGGACCACCTTCTTCTTTTAAATGTTTAATGAGTTCTATGATGAATTGTAGCGATTTCTTCTTCATAATTCTCGTAATAGCTTAAGAAAATATATATCCACTGGTATATCATTCAATATCGTTTTGGGGTATTCTGGAAATTTCCCCAAATACAATATTGTAGTTTTTATGAGAGACCAATATTGAGATTCGGTTTTATAAAATAATAGTGGCGTGGCCGCCTCACCAAATACATTATATAAAATCAAAAAATGATTAATCAATAGTTTAATATTAACTCTATTATCTAAAATATATTTCTTAAGAAGTTTTTTAATCAACTTGAATCTCTTCAAATCTTCATAAAAATCTTCTTTGGTTACAGATTGCGGATTTTCATAATATTTTATAGCAAATAATAAATGGTTATCTTCATTCAAATCATCAAAAGTCATGTATTTGGAAATATAAAGTTGTCTGGGGCATCCCCTGTAATTGAATTTGATGCAACAAAAACTTCATTCTTGACTCTTAGATTTCCATTGCAATCTATATAGGTCATAATTCCTACCCATCCTGCGTGAGTCACTGCATATCTGGTTGTAGATGCAACCGAAGCTTCAGTTTCATCAACTCCATATACTATTGCAGTGTAGGTTGTACTCACTCCAACCTGATAATTAGAGTTAAGTGTTCCAGATATAGGAAGTTCACTAATTGTGTATGATGTTGTAGCAATTCCAACTCCACTCAAATTTGATGTGGATGCAATAGAAAGTTGAGTAGTGCTTGCAATACCCACAATCACAGCATCTCCGAAGAAGTTGGAAGTACCACCAAGTCTACCAAATCTAATTACATTACCAGTTGCTGCAGCACCAACCTGCCCAAATGAAGTTCCCGCTCCAGTCACAGTTAATGTGGTGTAGTTTAAACTCACCGTTCCGTTGGAACCTTTAGCGTCAATATTTCCCCAGAGAGCCATTTAATCTTCCTCGTTATCTTACAATTTGTATGAGTATTTATGATAAATTTGATATCACGAAATAATAAAAAGAGAAAGAGAACTCTCTTTCTCTTTGAATGTGATAAACCTAACTCACATTGGTTTGGTAGGTAGCAATTTTTCTCTTACTAATGCAACTAGCTCGTCATCTACTCTATTATCAGTAGTTTTGACGTATTTTGTAAGCAATTCAATAAGAAATAGTTTAACAGATTCAGTGTTCCAGAACATAACAACCAAATTTTCACCAAGTGATAAAAGTAGATTTTTTTTCATTGTGTTCTCGCCGTGATTCATAAGTATTTATGTTTTGGAGGAAGTCACCATTTCCAAATATCACTCCAATATGCGGCAGAGCTTTTACCTTTCTTAATGTTTTTACTATGTCTGGATTTAAATCTTTCTCTTCTATTTTTATATGCCTCACTTTCACCTTCTTTTTTTGGAGAACCCTTAACTCCTTTCTGACCAAACCGAATTAATTTTTCTTCTTCATTTTCACAAGACTTAACTACGTGAGATTTACCAGTTGTATTATTTCCAACTGGGTCGGATTTTGGCTTGTTGCAATCTAAATTAGACTTATCATACTTTGCTTCTTCTAATTTTTTTCGATTTCTTGCTGGATGATTCACTCTACCGTGGTCCAAGTTTTTAGTGGCCTTTTCTTTTCTTTTCATCATTCGGTCCATCAACTGCATTCCTGGACCCTCTATATGACCAGACCTCACAAAGTTTTTTGGAGACTGCGCCAAATTAGCAGCAAATGCAACGCTTAATATCGCATTTGCTAGATGGTCTCTTTTTCTGGCCTCAATTAGAAGCTTCCTTTTCATCACTTGTTCTATTCTGGTCAGAGCTTCCTGAAGTGAATCTGAACTTAATTCTTCTTTAATATTAGGATTAATGATAATTTTATTTTTACCTTTCATAATGTCTACGGTATAATCTATACCCTTTTCTTTCTTTTTCTTTTTATCATCAACTTCATAGAGTAATTCCTCTCTCCAACAGGAATATATTTCAGAAACTTGTCCCTTTCCCAGATACTTTCCTTGAGATACTGCAGTTCTCTTTTCTCTACCACTCATTTGTGATGGTGCAGAAGGAAGAAGTCTTTTAGACTGCGACATTGCAGAAGTGGTTGCAGATTTAAATTTCTGAATTTTAGATTTTCTAAATTTATCTAAATCATTCGCTCTAGCAGTCTCGGCTTCTTTATCTCTTTCAGATTGCTGGTCTTTTCTTTTTTGATATTCCTTTTTTCCTATAGAAAATGCTGTACCTACAGCGTGTTTGCCGATACTTGCAAGATTTCCAAGTGCTTTTTTATAAGCAGTTGGGTCTTTGTCGGTATCATTTATGGTTTGAGTCTGAATTCCAGAAGATTGATTTCCTTGAGCTGCTCTGCGAGCTTCTCTATCTTTTCTCTGTAGTTCAAGCTCTCTATACTTTTTAATAGATTGCTTTTTTTGCCATTCTAATCTATCTCTCTTATGTACAAGAGTATTTTGCTTTTGTTCGTAGTCTAATCTTCTTGCACGTTCACGATTCTTTTCACGAGCAGACCTAAGTGCTTCTGGAGTTTTAAGACTATCTGAAACATCAGGGTCATTCTCAAATGCCTGACTTACTCTTTTCTCTAAATCCTTGGTTCTTGAACTTACTTCTGTAATCTGAGTCATTGAAGCTTACCTAACTGCAACATTCGCCTTATCTTATTTATTGATTTGGGGACAGTTTCTTTAATTCTAACATTAGTATAAGACTTTGTTGGTTGACCTGGAGTGAGGCTTTGTAGAAACTTCCGATACTTATCCGTTCCCACCTCATATACCTCTTCATTGAATAGATGCACATTCTGTAGCCAAGATTTAAACATCATTCCATCTTCCGTCACACAAATTAAATAATTGGTTCCTCTTCTCGTGACTTCTCCCACCAATCCAGTATTCAGATTCTCAACAATGGAACCTACTGGATACAAATTATTAACTTTATAATTATATCTCAACATTTCCATATCTAATTCTGGAGCAATTTTCCATAACTCCAGAGATTCTTTCTGCTGACCTCTACTCATAGAATCAACCACCGAATTAAACAATTCTTCTTTATCTGCTCTCTTCATTGGAGCAGGCAGACTAGAGAAAAATGCTTGAGCGTTTCCTTCTGCGGCTGAAGTTCTCAGTGCAGCAGAAGACCCAGTTCCACCAGTATCACTGTCTGGGTCCTTTCCTGGAGCTGCAAGGACTTCAATATTAGCGAATTGGTAGTCCTGCCCTTCTCCCTTATGAGCTAATGACTGAAACTCTCCTAGCCTATCTGCACCCACAACTAATCTTACATCTTGATATCCATCATTTCCTAATGCAGTTAATACATCAAAGATAGTTTTTGATTCATCATTATCCAAAATATAATCTGCATAATCAGGATACATCATTTGCATATATTGAATCTTAAGACTTGGGTTTAGAGGATTTGTTCCAGCATCTTGAACTCTACTTGGATATATTCGGAAGTCATAATTATTTTCCGTTGCTTTAGACATTCCAAATTTACACATATTCTCGTGATTTTTTGCAGGAGGATTAAATCTTCCTACAACAACTACAACACCCTTTGCAGATTTTGGAACGGGTGAAGCTGCTGCCTTTGTAGATTGAGTTTTTTGAACTTGTTGTTTAGGTTGACGTTGAGACTTTTGTTCTTGCTCTGCTCCTTGTCTACCCGAGAAAATCTTAAGTTCTCCACCAATAGTTTTAGCTACCAGCTTACCTGAATTATCATAATAATCTCCGTGGCCATTGCTTCTCCAACCTCTCTGCCTTGCTTGCGTAGATGCTTGAGTTTCTCTGGCTTCACATATAAATTGTATAAAAGTTTTCATTTAACAGGGTTTTTAAGTATTTATTCAATTCTTAAAGTTTACATTCAAGATACTTCTTTTTTCTCAATATGTCTCCATTCATTGCGTGATTCCGATTTACAAATTGAACTGATAAATTCTTATATGGATACATAGCTGTAGAATTACTGTCTTCAGCTGGGTCCTTTGACCTTAACGTAGTGTCGTATATAACCATATACACTTCTGGCCTGAGTGCAACCGTATCTGGTGGATGATTTCTTTTATATATTTTCTCAGCTTCCATATATATGAAAAGCGAGTCCTCGTCACTATGTTCTTCTTTACCATTTATAATAATATAATCCGCGAAATTATCTTTCATACCAAAACAATAATAGTTAATTTCACTGTCCGTAGCTGGAGTTCGTATTCCCATAATTCCTTCTGGAAAGATTACTTTGTTACGGTCAGTAGGGTCAAGAGAAATCAAGCCCGTTGCAACGGCCTTATCTATCAATTTTTTGGGTCTAGCTGAGTGTAAAGTGTGATAAGTTCCTGCACTTCCCCAAGAAAAGAAATTACTTTGTTTTAATGATATTCTAACTTTTTTTAGTTTTGTTTGAATTGTTACATCAGATTTACTACTTTTCCCCGCAGCATCATCTATGGATATAATTGGGCCAATTCCAATTTTTTTCTTATTTACACTCCATATTGTAAGTGTAACATTATGATATTTTTCAAATAATAAATACGAAAACTCTTTTAAATCAGATTTGAGTTCCGTTAATTTTAGTAGTTTGTCTACTATTACTGAATGAAAGTATAGTTCATATGCTCTTCCTGGATTTAGGATGGATGAACGTTTTCCAACTGGACATTGCGTATATACTTCTCCCGTTCCAGTATTCTTACCAACCACTCGTATCTTTTTTATATTTCCGTCAGTGGATTCTTTAAATTTAGAAAGTGGATATTTAGAAACTAACGCTGCATAAATTTTTTTATGTAATTCTGGACCATTTTTTAAAATCTTCGGAATGACCCATATCGTGTCCTTTTTTTTGTATATTAGATTATCTGACTTAGGTGCCAATTTTTGAACTATTTCTAAAATTTTATATGGGTCAGCTAGAGTATGTCTTACGATTGGTGGAGCCATAAATTCAAGAGTATACCATATGATATTTATCATATATCATAAAAAAGAGGCTTTCGCCTCTTAAATATCAAACGTCTCCTGTTACTCGGTTTTCAGAAAAATATGAATCAAAAGTTCCACTTGGATATCTTGCAGAAAGTTTTTCAACGTTCATAGCAAAGGCATCATCTATAGTCATTCCTAAAGCCTCACATGCTAATGCGATATAAAATAAAATATCTCCAATTTCACGCTTCATATGAAATACATTTTCTGCGTTATATGGCTTTCCCTGAAAGAGAATCTTCTTGACTACTTCTGCGTATTCTCCAGCTTCTGCACAAATTCCAGTGTATGAAGTCATCAACTTTGGAACATTCACTCCAAGTTCATTTAATTCATTCATTCGTTCTATCAGAGCATCATAGTTTGAGGATGGTTTAGAGGTTATACTAGCTACAAATCTACTATAATCTTGAGTGCTTACATTCATAAATTCACCTTAGTATTTAAATTTCAAAAATTTATCCATTTTATTGGATTGTTCTTCAGGATTATAGTCGGATTCTAATTCTTCGTCAAGAGCTTCTATTTGAGCAGATTGCTCAACGTTATATAGCTTCATTTTTGTTTTGTCTATACCTACTACAAATCTCTTGAATTTAGAAACATCATTATCACGATTTCGGAGTTGTTTGAACATTACCTGTCCTAAATTAGACAACTCTTCTGTATTAATGAGAGCAACTGCAACGTCAGCAGTCATCATAGTTCCAAAACTATTTTTTGTTAGTATGCCATTACAATAAAATAAATTATCCCCCGATACTCCGATATTAATAGTTTCCAATTCTCCTAATTCTATAATCTCTACAATTTCATCAACATAGCTTATGTTATTGTCGGTTATTGTATCTTTCTCTTGTTTTTCTTTGTCTAATTTAATCAACAATTCCGTAAGTTCAAATAAATCTAGATTACTCAATCCAGATGAAATCATTTTTTCTGCCGTTCTAAAACATTTTAATTCTAAATTATCCATTTATAATCTCTATGAAAGTGAATTTAATTTGTCGCCAGGAGTAAGCCCAGTATTGATTGATATTCTACCCCTATTTGTTGGAAATATATGGTCCTTACTCACAATAAGTTCTTTACCACTCTTAGTCCTAATTTTAACACAATCCTTGAATTTTTTATGATGAGTCAACATAACTGTCTTATATCCATCGTGTGAAGTAATTTGGTCTCCGACACAAATATCTTGAATTTGCTTTATTGCGCCGTCTCTAAGTTCAACTTTTTCATTCACATAGATGCATTCAGAAACATCAGTCATATCTGGGTCAGAGGATGTTGATCCACCTCTACCACTTTGAGTAGCACTCAGAATGGGAACATCATACTCTACAGCAAGTGCTCTAAGTTCTTCTGCAACACTTTTAATATAAGTGTATGAGTTAATATTTGAGTTCTTCTTATATCTATTAGAAGCACAAATATTCAGATAATCAATGAAGATGATGTCTGGATGAAAATGTTTCTTCAGAGCAAGTTCACTCAAAAGACTTTTGAAGTGCCCAACGTGACCACATCCAGTTGGATATTCTTTAACAATAAACTTCCCGTGAGTTTTTTGAGCCAATTTAATAATTCTAGACTCAAATTTTTCTTTCGGAATACTACTCAGTTCGGAGATATTCACATTCAGTAGATTTGAGTCTATTCTCTGAGCGACTTTCTCCTCCGACATTTCTAGACTAATGTAGAGAACATTCTTACCCTGAGCTAGAAATGAGCTTGCAAAAGAACACATTGACAATGACTTGCCCGCATTAGGAGCAGACATAATCAGGAATAGGGTTTTCTTAGAGAGACCACCACCTGTAATTTTATTGAAGTAATCTATATCAAATGGAAGCTTATCCTCTTTACGAGTATAATATTCAAATCTTCTTTCATAGTCCTCAATTAAGTCGTGACCAATATGTTCATCAAATGAGATAGATAATGCATCCTGCAGAATTCCAGGAATAGCGTCTCTATCCTTAACCTCATCTCCACCATCTGCAATACGAATACTTTCCATCAGTGCAAGATAGATTGCTCTGTCTCTACACCATTTCTCAGTGTTATCCACTAACCATTTTAAGTCTACGTGACTATCATCTAGACTCCTAATGTAGTTGCAGATATTCTTATATCCATCTTCATTCAAATCTGTTCTCTTTTCAGTTTCAATGAGTAGAATTTCTTTTGTTGCTAAGTCTTCATAGGAAATGATGAACTTACTAATTTCCTCAAATAATATTCTTTCGTGAGAATTATCAAAATATTCAGGATTGATAAAGGGTAATACCTTTTTATAATAATCACTATTGAAAATTAAATTTCGGAGAATAGTGGTTTCAATTTTTTCCATTATTTGTAATGCAGATACGTGCTTAGAATATATTTTGAATTGGAATTAGGCTCAAGTCCTCTATGTGGGAACATCCACATAGGAGGAAATATAATCAGAGTTCCTCTTTTGGGAACAACAGTAAGGTCTATAAATTCGGTTTGTCCTCCAGCTTCAACATCATTGAGATACCACATAAATGCAAGAAATCTACGAGCAGTTTCATAATCTTGAACATCTACGTGTGTATCAAAAGCTTCATTCTCTTCTGGAGAGTATCTCTTAATTCTGTAGTGTTCAAAAGCGTGACTCTCTGGAAATACACCTTTGTTCATAAATTCGTAATATGAATCTCTATACTCCAAAGTTTTTTGAATCAGATAGTTCTGAACATTATTTACCTCTTCCGATAATTCTCGGTTTTCGGTTAAATTGAATTGCGTGAAATTGGGTCTTCTATCGTTCTCAATTTTTTCTTGAAATTCAAATTGAGTATCAAATAGATTTACGAGAAAGTCGCATACATTTGGCTCCAAAGCTTCTTCATGTATTTGTATTAAATCATTTAATTCAACCATATGCAAACTCCGATTTTGCTGCTTCATTCAATGCTTCTAGAATTTCTGGAGTAAAATACTTTTCTGGATTACCGTAAATGGTTTTTCCATATTGAGTAGTTCCATCTGAAACTTTATACCGAGTTCCAACTTTTTCAAAAATATTATATTTTTCTGCTAATTCCAGAAGTCCGTAGTATCTATCCAATCCTCTTTCGTCATAATATAGTCTCATTTCAACTTCTTGATTTTCTTTACTCAATCTAGATTTAAATGTTTTAGCTTTGAGAATAACTCCAACTACATCAGTTCCGTCTTTTTCCTTAGATTTAGAAAGTTCTAATATTGTAGAAGAGGAATAGATAAGCCCAGTTCCGCCACTTTGGACCTGAGGAGGTCCATATCCACCCACATTAGCATATAGGTGATTAGTCACAATCATCGGAATCTTAGCCTGTCCGAGCTTCAGAGTTAACATCCTAAAGCAAGCCTTGATGAGTGCAGCTTTAGTCATATCCTTTGTATCTTTTTCTAACAAAGTATCATTAATTTCTTTATTCGTAGACAACATTCCTAGACTATCCAATACAAAAATACAAGAATTTCTTGCTTGTTCTGGAGTCTTAAGATATAAATCTACTGCTTTGAGTGCTTTGGTTCGGAAATCTTCAATCGTGACTACATTCAATACAATCACCCGAGCTAAATCTATACCTCTACTTGCTAATAGGGATTTTGTTACTGCGGACTCAGTATCAAAATATAGACAATACCCTGTGGGATTGGCTTCTAGAAAATTCTTTACTGTTGCTAATGCGAACCACGTATTATGATGATAAATTCCAGATTTCGGATTACTAATATACCAATGTGGGGCATCTATTGAAATATCATACACACTCTCAATTCCCAATGGTGTTTTTTCTACAACTACTTTTTTACCATATGTAGACATAATTTCTTTGGCATCAATTGCCGATACTTCAATTCCAGTATGGTAATCACAAAAATTATGATTAACTGAGCATTCAAATGTATCTTCGCCATCAAAATCTAGACGAATCACCTCGTTATTATGTTTAGTTACAACTTCATTAATTCTAGTAAATCCAGTTGGGGTTCTAACATAAATTTCATCAGCTACTTCATATGGAACCTCGTGTTCTCCACTCCCATACAATTTATATAATTGCTCATATGTTAATTCAGATTCAATCAGGTCTTCATTTGCATATATTGTAATTTTTTCCGAGCCTCTAGCGCATTTCCCAGTTCCAGAAAGTCCAGAATATGCAGTAATTTTATTTCCAGATACTCCACCAAAGATACTTCCCGATACCAGAGCATTTAAAATATACGAACCAGTATCCACATACGTTTCTGTCTCATCAATATCTTTAGCTAATTGTGTATACTCTCCGCCAATTTCCTTCACTAAATCTGAAAGAAAATTTAAATTTTGTTCCGTCATAATATTCTTTAAGTTATACTAAATTATATACCATTTCTAAAGTTCCGTCAAAATTTTAAATTAGGCATAAAATTTTGCAAGATTTACTCTTCTTTCTGGTGCCCATCCAATTGCATCTAAAATGTTAGTTAATGGAGACAAAAAGGATTTATCAAATTGAGTTTGATAATCAATATAATTATCTAAGTTAAATTCTTTTGGACAAGTCTGAATAAACGCAATGGTATTCTGACGAATTGGATTGGGCAACTTAAGATAGCAAAATTTAATCTTTTCACCATTCTGAATTCGTTGATATTTTTGAGTAAGTCCCAACTCCCGAATATAATGATTGAAGAGCAATACTCCACGAATTTGCATTGGTGTGCCCTTCTTGAAAATAGTAAGATTTGATTTATATACATCCAATTTATTTACACTTCTGGGAAAAGAAATATCCTCAATGGGTAATTGTATAAATTCAGATTTACATTTACTAATATAATTCACCATATCATTTTCAGTACCACTCATCATAATGGGAATGGCGTTCTTAATCATTTTACGACACACCTGAGGAGTAGATGACTTAATCGCTTCCAATCCCTTAATCTTAATCTTAGGCGATGCATACCTAACTCCCTCATTGTCCCAGACATTTAGAATATACCTTTTCTTAGCAGTCCAGATTCCTCTATCGGATATGGTTTCTCTTTTCATATAAAGAGTGTTTCTATAGGCATTAGTGTATTGAGAAAATTCTTCAAAACAAGCAGTAATGAATTCTTGAAGCTTAATATCACATATTTTATCTAGAAAATTGATGGCAGTTTCTTTATCTGGTGGAGTTCCTTTAAATATAGTTTGAATTACGGGTCCGAGGTTCAAAAAAACACTATCCGTGTCCATAGATATGGCGAAATCCACATCTTTCTTTCCTACAATTTTATTTAAGTATTGATTGAGCTTGGATTCAATCCATTTAATCACAGTTTGTCCAGAAAATGTAATGGCTTTTGCATTATCCAATCTATAGTATCTAAATCCAGGATTTCCCAATGCTCCATATAAACTGTTCAGACAGATTTTCAAGTTGAGTTGAATATTATGATATTCCGTAATGAGATTTGATAGTTGTGGAGTGGGATTTATTTCATATTCCTTTTCAGCCTCAATCATTTTTGCCTTGTATAATTTTCTCTTTGTGAACATTTCGTCCACCAATTCTGGGAAAAATCCAAGAATGTCTTTTCTATACATACATCCATTCGGGCATATCGCATAATCAGAATATGATTCGGTATCAATTCTTTTATGTAGAATGTTCTCAATGCTCGCTTGAGGATGCTTCGTCTCCACTAAAGTTTCTGGACTCAAATTATACATCATAATCAATGACGGATAAAGTGAAGCAAGGTCAAAACTTACAACATATTCATACATTCCAGGAATAGGTTCCTTTACATATGCTCCTTCAAATTTCTCATCCTTTTCTACAGTATTTCTAGGTGGAATTGCAATATTCTTAGCCTTTAGATAATTGTATGTGATAGCATCCCACATTCTTACTTGAAAAAACACATCAGAGAAGTTGACTTTGGCGTTATAAGCCATCATCACACAAAGTTCCATCAATTTCATCTTTGATTCCAACTTATCTACAAGAATAGTATCTTGAAGATTATATGAAATGAATTTTTGCCAATTCCGAGTATAAAATTCTTTGAAAGTTTCGTACTCAGAGTGGTCTAATTTGGTTTCCTCCAATTCAACTTCACCAATATAACCTAAAGCATAACTTTCTCTATTCACATATGTAAATTTTTTATATAAGTCTAGATAGTCAACAATAGAAATTCCGACGATATCCGCAAGAACAGATACTTTTCCAGAAAATTCAATTTCTTTTGTGCGAACATCTTCCCAAGGAGAAAGCCTCTTAACTTCACCTCCAACGATTTTACCAAACCTTCCAATCAAATATGGGAAGTCGTAAAGTGCTATGTTCCATCCAGTTACAATATCTGGGTAATTTCTCTCCCAAAACTCTATAAATTTATAAAATAAGTCAACTTCACCATCACACAAAACATAAGTAACATTTGGATTTTCATTTACATAAGGCTTCACTCCAAAGCAAGTAATCTGCTTCGTGTTCATATTATGAAGACAAATGGATAGAATTTCTTCATTACATTCTAATGGGCTCGGAAAGCCATATTCAGAAGAAACCTCAATATCAATTGTGTAAATTAGCAGTTTGGTTATATCATATTCAATTTTAGGTTCAGAATAAGTTTCTGAAATATATTGAAAAGTATAATTCTCCATTCCATAGATTTCAAATCCATCAACTTCCTTATACTTCTTATAGAATTCTCTACAATCCCGAATCGTTCCTGGGTTGATTTCTCTTACATAACTTCCATCTAATGTTTTATAATCTGTCTTAGCTTTACTTGGAAGATAGAGTGTAGGAAGAAATTCAACTTCCGTTGAAAAATGTTCTCCATCTTCATACCCACGAACTAAAATACTATCTCGTCTTTGTGATATATTCGTATAAAATCTCAATTAGATTCCTCCTCAGATTCTTGTTCTGGTGCAGCCTCCACTACTTCTGGTTCTTTCTCTTCAATCTTAGTTGCCGTTAAGTATTTCTTAGTTAACATTTCATTGGGAGTAAACATAGTGAAAATATCATTACTCTTAAACGAAAATACTGTTTGGTCCGTAAGAACCCCCAGATATGGATAAAGTTTATCTCCCAGGTCTACTTTATATGGGAAATGCATTTCAAAATCTGGGTCGTCATAATCTTCTGCAACCACTTTAATTACATTATTTGAAACCAAAATGTTTCCATTCTTGAATACTACTGCTTGAATCATAACTTTTCCTCAATATCATTTATTCTAATACAAAAAAACGTCCTCGTCAAATAAAAGTTCAACGAGGACGTGCATCAATTTAATTTAAATTTCATACAATATTATATACTTGTTTTCTCTGATGTTCTGGAACTACAGTAGTGATTTCTACCGAAAGTAATCCATCAGAGAATCTCACTTCATTCACTCTCACTTCATCGCTTATAGTCCAGGACCTTCTGAAACTTCTATTTGCGATTCCATTGTAATGATATTTTTCATCTACGGTTGTAGACTTACTTCCTTCAATGACCAATTGATTTTTCTCGGTATACACAGAAATTTCATCTTTATGAAATCCTGCTACTGCAAGGTCCAATCTCTTTCTTCCTTCTCCTGAATCTACTAGATTATATGGAGGATAGTTTGATGTTGAATATCCTTCCGTCAGCCTATCAAACCAGGGGTCTAATCCAATTGTAAATCTGTCAATATCTTCTAGAATTTTTGAGATATTTCCAGTGTTGTATCTTGTAAGTAACATAGTTGATTCTCCTTAATAAGCGAGTGTATATTGTGAGCCCATTCGGCACTCATAGAAAGAGTTGAACTCCAACTCTTTCACTATATTTACACAACTATTGAGAATTTGCAAGAGTTATTGAAGTGGGAATACCCGAACTTATTCTGAAACTTCAGTTTCGCTCTTTTTTCCGATTGTATACTTTGAAACTAAATTATATTCGCTCTTATCTTTATGAGGAATCACTTTAATTTGATTCATTGGGCAGATTTCTTGAAACTTATCTGGCTCTACAATTTTTACCAATCCCCAATCTTGAAGAAGAAATGCAATTCGGTTTCTTCTTTGAACATCATTCAGAGTTAAATTATTATACTTACCGTCAAGTAAAAAGAGTTCCTTAAAACTCACTAGATAATACTTACTCTTCTTGTGTAGAATATGCACGGATTGATATAGAGTTTGGTCTTTCTTAGACAACACTCCAATGCGAGAAAGAGTTTCCTTTACCTTGAGAAAATCATCTGGCTCAGAGAGCTTAATTTCAAGCATTGATTCCAAGGACCAATCAACTTTGTTTTCATTCATAGTATTCATTGTATTTAAATTTCACCAGTTTGTGATGTTTTCATTATATAGGTAATTTGGTCTTTTGTTAGCACTTCTAAAGCTTGTTGAGCCTTGTCGTTATTATAACCAAAATAGGATTTTATTGTATCTAGGTTGTCTATATTCAACTTTTTTACCCAGAATCTAGGTCTTTTTCTTTTCCGAATAGAATTAAATAGAAAGCTATATTGAATATCTTTATCTAAGAAATGTCTGAAATTCATCTCATTACATAATAGTAGACAATCAAGTTGATGAGACAGAGCCTTATTTACAATATAGGGATTGTAGTTCTTTCGTGGGTCCTGTGAAGTTAAGTCTTCTTTAGTTTCAGAGATACTTGTTACCCAATCAAATGGATTTGTGGTCATTTGAACTTACACTCAGACATAATTTCAATCAAACAGGCAAGTAGATTAATTTCAGTATCCGCGACAAAGGAATTCTTATATTGATAGTCTGCAATATGAATAATTGCAATGGGTAGAGTTTCTGGTAGCAGTGCTAGACTTAATCCATCATATAGTTGACGATAGACTTTTATTACGTCATTATCGGTATTTTGACTTGTCCACTTTTTAACTTCTCTGAAGTCTCTTTCCTTCATATGAGTTAGAAGTTCATCAATATTCTTTTGTGAATTTGCCGCAATAGAGCCTAAATCTAATTTCCCAGAAGAAGAATATCTCTGAAGTTCATTAAGAGTTCGTCGGAAATCTGGAAAGTGTTTCTGAATGAGTTCAACTAAAATTTTATCTTCATACTCAATTTCTTCTAACTGAAGAATATTCTTCAATCTTTGAAAGAATTCCATCGCAAGCTTTGGTCTATCTTGTGCGGGAATAGTAAAGTCTAGAACTGATGCTCTAGAGTGAAGTGGTGGAAGTATTTTATTCTTATAATTACAGGTAAAAATGAATGAGCAATTCTTCTGTAGCTTCTCAATTGCTCCACGCAAAGCAAGTTGTGCATCATGAGTTACATTATCGGCCTCATCAATGAGCAGAATCTTCTTTCCTGTGTTCACCAGAGAAATTGTAGAGGCATAAGACTGAACTTTATTACGAATGGTATCAATGAATCTTCCTTCCTCCGAACCATTAATCATCATAAAATCCAGCTTCATTTCATTCGCTAGAGCTTTAATGGTTGACGTTTTTCCAATTCCAGGAGGTCCAGATAGAATTATATTTGGAACTTCTTTAGTATCCCGAATATGAAGAAAGAAATCCTTCAGCTCTTTTGGTAAAATACAGTCATCAATAGTCTTTGGAGCATACTTCTCCACAAATAGAAAATCTTCGCGCATAATAATTTAATCTCACTTCTATACTGTAATTTAACCTAATATGATTGTAAAGATTATAAATCTTCTATGTCCCTAAATCCTAAGAAAACAGGATGCCTAGGCAATTCCTTCACTCCGTGAGCAAAATACTTATATTTTACCAATTTACCAATATAATATTCTTGATTCTCCCAAATCTCATTCCGCACTTCATCATTTAGTCCAGAACCAATACTGAACTCCAATCCAGATGTATTTCTAACCCAGAGTGCTCCAGCAGTTCCTGTAGCTACCATTCCATCAAGTGCTGACGAACGTTTAGTTCGCCCAAAGTTATCCTTCTCCGCGAGATTTTGATTACTCAGTTTTTCTTCAATTCCTAAGATAACTGCTTCATCATCTAGAAATCTCTTTACTTTGAGTAGAATATTATCATTTACAGTGGACCTACCGAACTTATATGTTCCCATTGGGTCACGAAGCATTACTCCCTCATATCCAGCCTCTAAACAAATTTGCTCATATGCATTCAATTCTTCAAGTGTCTTTATACTAATTCCAGATAGTATTTGATATTCAAATGGAATATCAAGTTTAGGAAGATTAGGCATTCTAAGATAAAATGGAAGAATTTCCGTGTCGGATGGGTCAACGTAATCAAAAATCCACATTTTAAAATTAGGTTCTCCCTCAATGGTCATAATTCCAGAAGTTGAGTCCTGAAAGTTATTTCCACAAGTCAGTTCTCCATCAATACCCTCTGGTAAAAATATTCGCAGTAGTTCCTGAATATAAACGTTCCTTATAGGTTTGAATGTTCTAGATACAGCTTGCCCGTCAATCATCAAGGTTCTAATTCCATCAATCTTAGGAGTAGCAATATAAGGAAATTTCGCTTTATTTGGGTCAAATTTTCCCGCTAATAGTGGCTTGGTTATTCTAGGCACTGTTAGTTTCTATCCAATCAGGTTTTCTATGCGGGGCACGAACATAATCGGTCGCTGCCCAAGGTTTTGATGCAATGTATCTTTTATATGCCTCAAATGTGGAGATAGATTCATCATATTTAAGCTCATCGGGCATAGCTCGTGTAAATTCGTTTAGCTCACATAAATGAGGAATTCGATTTGGCCGCATTCCAATATTAGTCTCAAAAATATTGTATGCAACAATTAGTGTGTCTAAGCAACCGTGAGAGCGTCCGTATCTCCTATCAAATTCATCACATAATCCAAACCCATGCATTATCAGCCAAGCAAGATTATTTACATTTCTTGCTGCCCATACTGTGCAAGGATGATTGCGAAATGCACCTCTTTCGGTTTTATATGGAGTTCTATCTTTTTTAGGTATGGTTCCCCAATCAAAATACCACTTGGAATACACAAGTGCAATCATTTGACATGTCTCAATCCCCATTTTACATATATGAGAGTCAGGAAGTACATTAGCACTATCAATTGGATTTGATGAGGTCACAAAAATATTCATAATAAAATAAATTCAAAGTTATGATAAAGAAAGTGCAAGTTCAATTGCACTTTTAGCTGATGGTAGAGTTGGCCAGCCTAAATGTAAATTAGCTACATTAAGCTCTTTTTCTGAGGGCCTTCTCATTTGAAATCCAATTAAGTCATCATCAGGAGAACAATTCCACTGAAAGCTAATGGGACGAATAAAATAAATTCCAGCGTGAGCAACTACAATGTCCTGTAGGTCAACAAATCCTAATCCACGTAATGCACACTCAAGCTTAAGAGAGTAGCATCCATCAATTACTTTAAGTCTACTCGGCATTTGATGTAAAAGCAAGATTTGAAATATTTATTTCAACTCACCAAATAACATCAAAAAGTGGAGGGTCCGTCCCTGTTAAAATAAATACAATAGCTTCACCTAATTTAAACCCTTCTGAGCTTGAAAACATAAACGTAAGCGGCCATCCGTGTTTACATTCCCAACCACCTTGACCATAAAAATAAATTAGAGCTGCCCGAGTAGCTAACAGTTCCAACCAATTATCTTGATATGATACTGCAGAAGGTGCTCTAAATTGTACTGGGGAATCCTCTTCGGTGTGGACTTCTTTAATTTTATAGTAAAATTTCTTTTCCATATACTTTAATATGTGGGTAGTGGCTTCAAATCTGGGTCTAATTCAAGAGCAATAGCAAACATACTCATTTAGCTTCACTTCGTTCATCCTAGCAGGACTACGAACTCAAGTCAAGTCTTCCCAATTTGTATTTCTCATTCCCTAGTTCAATAATATTCTCTCCATTCTCAGATAAAGCTATCTGTAGTTACTTTCTTAATTTTACATCTGCAAGAATTTCTTTCATTCTATCTGAAATATGAGCTTTCATAATTAATACTTCTCTATGGAATACATTCCATTCTTTTCCACAATTGCGGAACAGATATCGCACCAATCACCACAACACATATAAGTGATTGTATCAAATCTTCTAATATTTGGAACGTGAATGTGCCCACAAATGATTCCATCGTATTTTTCATCTCGTTGAGCACAATATGATGCTATATCAGTCTCATATTGCTGAATATATTTTCTTCCGCGAATACTATTCTTAAGTAGACTAATCAGTGAAAACTTCAAATATTTTTCTAAGAAGATATTCAGTGGAGTCACAAATTCATAACCCTTATTGAAGAGTAATTGCTTCCAGGACCCAGAAGAATACTCAGAATACTTGTCACCATGAACACATAGGAATTTATGTCCAGTTGAATCTATATGAACATATTCGTTCACTATATTCAGATTTTTGTACTCAAACTTAGCATATCTACGAATCTGAGCCTCGTGATTTCCTAGAATATAAACTACTTCCGTTCCAGTTTTCATTAAATTTAATATCTGATGAATGCACTCAGTATGTTCTCTTCTCCATCTTGTGTTATATTTCTCCATACAGTAGATGTCTACAATATCACCTACTAGCACCAATTTTTTAGTTTTGAGTTCCTTTAAAAACTTAAGAAGTTTTTTTGTATTACATCGGTCAGTTCCCAAATGTGAATCTGATATAAAGACTGTATCATATTTCATAAAATACTGGCTTTTATGTATTTAGTTTTCGGTCTGGCCTGGACCAGAGTAAGTATTTCTACATTTTCAATGTATCGTTTAGCAGTTTCATGACGAGTTTCCCCAGGGTACTTACGGGCCACTTGCATAATCAAATCTAAGTATAATGCTTTGTAATCTTTGGTATCTACTGAAGATTCTTTTGATTCAATTAACATTGCTTTCGTATTTTGTGGCGAGACTGGAGTAGTCAATACTTTACTCCATTTTTCATAAAGTTCTTCCTTGGTCAAGTGAGTTAGGCCCGTCTCACTCGTATCTATACATGACATTATTGCCGCGCTTCTTAATCTCTGCTCTCGTGCGAACATGGCACACATCTCTAGACTTTCTCTTCCTTTATCACTCAAAAGAACGTCTAGAATATCAACAGACGATACTCCAGAAGAATCTATAGTAACTTTAGGATGATTACGTTTATATTCTTTACGTTCCCATAAGTATTGTTTATATTTTAATTTAGTTTTTTTAAAAAATTCACCATAACAACAATACCTCTTCTTTTTTGTATGAAAATGCCCAGTAATCATCCGTATCCTCATTATAATATACTTTAACTCCATCTCCTAACTCATTAACTAGAGAATTTATTTTAGTTACTTCTATCTCATTCTCAAATTGATAAAAATTGCCAATTACGACTTCCATATCTTCTGAATGCTTTTGGAGTTCTTCAATTAGTGCCTTGAGTTTCATTCATATTTCCTTCTAATGCTTTTTGTTGAAGCTTGAATGATGGTTCCATATATATTTCTTAAATCTATCTACTATACCCTGACGAACATACCTATCCAGAAGAACAGAGCCGCAATTTGGAGGCATTTCACCCAAAGTATTTTCATAATGATGAACAAATAGAGGTTTCCAATGTAGATGATGTTGCATTAAAGCCTCTTTATTTACTTTAATTTTATACTCTAATTCTGGAATTAAGCCATCATTTACGAGGCTACGTTCCTCAATCTGAATCGCATCGACATCGTCAAAAATATTATATCATGGTATATGAATACCTTCTTTATCTAACTGCTCTTTAACGGAGTCACTAATGTAGAAGTCTTGATATAGAGTCATTTTACTTACACTAAAATTAAATTATATAGAAAGAAGTATATTATGTCAAGTGATTGAGGTTGATAAATGACAACACATCCTCAATTGGTAAAATATCAGTAAGATGTTCGGTCATTCCCCGACCCATGCTCATTTCAGTTAATGGTGACTTGTATTGAGAAAACTCCTTCAAAACTTTCTTTTCTAAATTCCATATATCTATAGATTTTCCTGACCACTCTCCAATAAGCTCAGACGTTTCCTTTTTACGATATAGCCAACCTTTATATGACCTACCTATTTTATAATTACCATTGTGAAGTTTTATAAAGTAAAGTTTATCTGGTCTCTCATTATCTTTTGGTCTCTGAAATCCAGACCAAGGTTGCCCATTAGCTGTTATTCTTTTTCTTGCTTGGGAATACTTCTCAAGTGTTTCCTTACTATATGGAGTTGAATTTTTTACTCCTTCGGGTCTCCCACCAACTCCAGGACACTTTTTACCCTTGTTCCAGGGTGATTTTTGGTGAGCAGGATTATTTTTTCCAAGTTTTGCCTTTCTACCACAACAAGTTTTACTGGTCTTCATACCGCAAACTAGTATTTCTCGTTCACCAGAACATTCACAATATACCTTTATCCTTTCTCTTTTTGTATGAGTTCTATTTTCGCCCCTATATTCCAATTTCCTATTTTCACAAAGCTTATTTAGTATATCAAATGTGTAAGTTCCTTTCATAAAACTCTCATAAGTTTCCACTAGTATTTATATAAAAGGAGCCCACGTGGGCTCCTTATGAGCATTACCCAATTGCTGGAGCAGTAAGGGCAATAGAGGTTTCCTTGGTCATAGCAAGGTCTAAAGGAAAATTATGGGCATTCTTATATTTCTTTAGGTTTCTGGTATTACTACCAGGATTGGACTATATCATCATCATTTCTGATGCCGGACGCTTAAACCTGTTATTAAGAAAACTATATTCCTCAGGTAGTCTCTGAACCTTTCTTAGATGTATCTAAGACTTGGCTGCTGATTACCCACTTAGGGTTTCCAGCAATTCATCCGATTTAAAGAGCGCAATACCCAAATCTACGCTCGTGCATAACTTCCAGTCCCAAGTTTGCCCGATTAAGAACATCAGCCCAGGTATTAATAACGCGGCCCTGATGGTCTAAAATACTCTGATTGAAATTTAGTCCGTTCAAATTGAACCCAGACATAAAAATACCAGCAGCGGCAAACCATATCCCGATGACAGGTAGAGCAGCCATTACAAAATGCAGTGAACGACTATTGTTAAACGATGCATATTGAAACAATAATCTCCCCAGATATCCATGTGCGGAAACTAAATTATAAGTTTCCTGCTCCTGTCCGAACTTATAACCATAGTTCTGGCTCTCATTCTCTGTTGTTTCTCTAACAAGAGAGCTAGTGACCAATGAACCATGAACTGAACTGACCAGGGCTCCCCCGAATACACCAATAACTCCAAGTTGATGAAACGGATTCATAAGAATATTATGTTCAGCCTGAACACTTTACCCAAACTTTCGTAAGGGAGTGGACTATATCATCACCCCATAATGGGGGCAGGGCGCTTATTCTGGTTATTAAGAGGACTAAACCTCTCCAGTAGTCTCTGAACCTTTTGGAGGTGTACCTCCAACTTGGATGCTGATTTCCATATTATATTGTTCTTTTAAAAATTGAATAAATTGTTCTTTTGTATTATTACCATACCCATATTTATTGTGAAATTCTTTATGAATTTGCTTTGTTAAAAGAATTCCATTAGTAATATCATATCTTAAATCTGGATATGCGTTCCAACCATATAAATGGTGGACCACTAAATCTTTTTTAGACCCGGTGACGCAACAATAACGTCCAACTCTTTTCCTGACGGCGTTTATCCAAATATAATAATCTGTTGAGGGATTATGAAAATCTCTACTTAATGTACCTTTGAAAGCTGGGTGATGTTTTCCATATACACCTTTCAAAGAACCTTTTCGCCCAGTTGCCTTTTTACTTAATTTTTGTCTAGTTTGTACAGAAACAAATTTATTAGTATGCAATTCAGAAATTCTTTTCTTTTTGCAATGTGGGCAACCTGTTTTAGGTGAGTTTTTATAAGACGCTAAAGATGTTTCAAATTCATTATTACAAGTAAAACAAAGAAACTTTATTTTACTTTTAACGCAAGTATACCCGTCCATAGAAATTAATTTATGATTTCTAGATTCGGCAATATTTTGAATATGCTCAAAAGAAAGTGGTTTACTCATTTAATATCATACTAACATATTTTATTTATATTAGCACAATATTGAAAGACTGCAAATATAACTTAGGGTTCCAGCAGTTCACCCTATTTAGCCAAGGAAATTACTTTCCAGGAGTGCCTCAAACTGACACTAACATAAAATTAAATTGACCAGAAATTCCTAGAGGAAATCCATCAGAAAACGAACCTTGTGAAATAGGATAGGCTAGAAAAATTGCAGTTGCAGCAGCTACGGGAGCAGAATATGCAACAAAAATAAATGGACGCATTCCCAATCGGTATGATAATTCCCATTCACGACCCATATAAGCATAAATGGCAATCATAAAATGGAAAACAATGAGCTGATATTCACCACCATTATAAAGCCATTCATCAAGAGACTGTGCTTCCCAGATTGGATATAGATGCAATCCAATAGCATTGGAACTAGGAATTATGGATGCTGTAATTATATTATTTCCATACATTAAAGAGCCAGAGACCGCCTCCCTAATACCATCCAAATCAGTTGGTGGTGCGGCAATGAACCCCAAAATAAAGCAAGTAGTAGCAACTAAAGCTGTCGGAATCATCAGAACTCCAAACCAACCGATATACAATCTATTATCAGTTGAGGTTATCCAGGAACAAAATCGTTCCCAGAGATTTTCGCCAGAACGGCGTGTAGCAATTGTAGAAGTCATAAGTTAACAAGTAAAATGTGTTCAGGGGAATGAACAATACAGTATTTTCACGCTACCCTCAGGCGTGAATATGAGAGACGTATTTGAATTGCTCATAAGTCTCGGTGAAGCAATAGAAGCCTTTGTCAGCCTTCCAACATATTTATACTAGCAGATGTTACGTTTTGTTACAATGAGTAGAATTACTCAGTCCTTCCGCAACCGATAAGGAATTGTGATTTCCTGCCATCTATTTTCTATTAGATTCAAGTATGAATCTTTACTACAGGTTCCCCAAGGATAATATCCCAATGACCATCCATCATTCACTTCTACTAAAAGCAAATCTGCATCTTTAGTATGACCAACATCAAGACTATACCCAATGGGAGAATCTTTGTAATCTTGAACAATTTGATTCACTTTAGATACATCAATTGTATCATTCGGGCCATCATCATACTGTGAGTATCCTAAAATTTTATTTTCAAGAACATAAAATCTAAATTCAGAGGTGAATTCTACTGGGTCAGATACCCACACTGAAGTGTCTGAATGTATTTCTAACTCTAATTCAGACTTAATATCTCCAGTAAAAGATTTATTTTCTTTTGGTTTAACGAAAAGATGGTCTTCTACTTCTCCAAATACAGAACTCCAAACATTTCGGTTTAAGTATTTCTGTAAAGACTTTGGATAGTTGATTGGCTTAGGGCAGGTAATGTTCATTACTTCAAAATACTTCTGAACATACTCAACCGAGCCAATGGGTATGGGTAGATATTCCCCGATGGATTTTGCATCCAAATCTTCATAAGAAATATAAGAGAAGCTATCACTTGCACTAGAAATAACTACAAATTTTTCTGTGGGTAATATATCTCCTGGCTGTAAAATATAACTAGACATCATCTACTCCTCAAAACTCAAAACTACTATCACTGTCTAATCCAATCCAGTATGTTAAATCATGATTTTGATTTCTAAATTCTGCTATCAATTCTTTAGAAACATTTACAATATAATTCCCAGGAATGATTTTAACATTCTCAATTTTAAAATTAAGAGAGAAGTCATCATTAGTTTCGCCTACCAATACTGCAACTTCATTTGAGGACGAGTTTTCTTTATCTCTCACCTTCACATTAATCTCACCATTCTCTCCTACAATAGATAGGTCAGGAAGAGAAAAAATATTGGAAGATTTTACAAGTTTTTCATATTGTTCGGTAGTCAACTCAAAAGAAACATCGGTTGAAGGAAGTTTGATGTCTCTATCTTCTGGATAGAAAATTAGAGACGGGTCAGTTAATCTATATGTAATTTTATGCCTGCCTTCTTTAATGATTACACAATTATTCTTACTAAAATCTAAACTTGGTTGGTCATAAATCTTGAGCCCATTCAAAAATTGATTTAGGTCATAGAGTGCAAAAGAAGTTTCAAATTCATCTCCAATCTTAGCCTTAGCAGCAATATTTCCAGAAACAGAGATAGTTCTGAGAACATTTCCTTCCCGAATATAAATGCTAGAATTGATTGCTGAGAAATTTCTCAGAATTGCAATTGTATTTGGAGAAATATTCATAGTGGCTTAAACTCATCAAGGCCATTTTCAAGTCTAGAGTAATGCTCATCGAAATGCAACAACAACATTGCATAATGAATCACCTTCATAATATCTTTTTTATTTCTCCCATTTTTCTCCCCATAACGAGAAGCATACTTAAGAATGGATGCTTGACAAAATGGTACTGCGAGATTCTTCACTCCCATAAGGTCTATAGTTTGGATATTCCTATCTTCAGTATCTGTCCCAGTGTAATGCCCACTATAAGTTGAAATTACGTAATCTTTAATATCCTTAAGAATTTTGTCCTCACTATACTTCCACATTGGAATATAAAATTCATTTGATATAGTGGGAGGTGCAGTATAATACTGTGAGCTTGTTCCCGAAAGTAAGATATCTGGGTTAGGATAGTCTCCTATTGAGGCTTCGGTCATAATTTATCGTCGTAGTTAGTGTATTTTACACAGTATTCACCGCTAAGTCAAGATTTTAGAGAACCCATTTACCTTCTTAACTTCTAAAACTCTTTGAAATTTATCTTCAAATCCTTCTCGGTGAGAGATTACAAAGATATTGGAATTCACGATTACATAATTAATAATCTTAAGAAAGTCATCAATACCTGTTGCATCTAGAGAGGAGTCTAAAGTTTCATCAAAAAAGATAAGATTACAATTTGCACAATTCTTTAATCTACAAATTTCTCTCCAGGATAGAATAGTTGCAAGATTGATTCTTTGCTTCTCTCCTTCTGAGAATGAGCTATATGAAAATCCTTCGTGTAGTGGAGTATTGATATTCTCTTTAAATTCCTCATCCAAATTAAAATTAATATACATATCCATCAACTGTAAATATTTGTTAATTTGCTGATTGATAATTGGAATATACTGTTTGATAATCTTCGCCTTCACTCCATCATCACGAAAGAGTAGATTAGAAAACTCAAAATAGTATAGTGCTTCCTGCGCCTTCTTATGCTGTGCTTCAAGTTTAGAGTGAGTCTTAAGTAAATCAAGTAATGTCGCCTCCTCAGAGCTTTGTGTGTCTAAACTGTGCCGAATTTCATCAATCTCCTGTTCTAACTCACGAATCTGTTTATTTACAATTCCAGTTTCATTCCGAATGTTTGATAGTTTGGAATTGAGTTGAGATATATTTGAGTTAATTTCATTAACTCTGCTTTGATTTTTTTCCTGTTCTTGAATTGTAAGCAACAGTTCTTGATGTCCAGAGGAAATTGTCTCAAATTCAGAATTTAGTTCTTTAATTTTATTTTGAGTAAAGTCAACTTGTAGGTCCTGTTTGCAAGTTGGACAAGTTGATTCCGAATGAAAGAATTCACGTTCTTTCATCAGATTTTCTAATTTTTGAGACAACTTACCTTCTAAGGATATAAATTTGTTGAGTGATGATGAAGAAAATGTGATTTCGGATAGAGAAGTTTGAACGAACTCAAGTTCAGTAAGAAGATTTTGTGAATTGGAGTCTAGTTCATCTCTATTCAAAATTAGTTGTTCAATTCTACTTTCTTTATCTTCAATTAACTTCAATCCATTTTGCTTGAGTTGTGAGATGAAGTTTCTCTGCATTCCTATCTTTTCAGATGTAGAAGTTTTAGCTACTTCAAATTCTTTTAACTTTAATGAAATATTTTTAACTTTAGTCTTAAGAATGGAACTCATTGTGGAGAAGATTTTAATGTCCAACAATTCTTCCACCAAATCTCTTCGGTCTGCAGCAGAGAGCTGCATAAAGGGAATGTAGTTATTACTTCCTAGAACAACAACTTGCATAAACGTCTTATACGTCATCTTGAGAATGTTAATCTCCAGATACTTTTGTTGGTCTTTCACTGCAGAAAGCTCATCCTGCAGCACATCATTGATATAAATTTGAAAAATATTTGGAGCAATACCTCTTCTTATCAAGTATTCTTTACCATCTATTGAAAACTCAACTTCAACCAGACAATCTTTTTTATTCACAGTATTAACTAACTGCTTCTTTACCGTTCCCCGATTTGACTTACCATAAAGTCCAAAAATTAAAGCAGTAATAATTAGGCTTTTACCTTGGCCAGAATTTCCTCGGATAAGTGTGGTTGAATTTAAATTAAAATCTATCTCTGTGAACTGATTTCCTGATGAAAGAATATTTTTATATCTAAGTTTTTTTATGAGCAGCATCTTGTTTGGGTGGAATCACAACATCATCTTTTCCGATAATCACATAATTATAATTATACATCTCACAGGTTTTCGTTGCAATATCATTTGCAACCTCTACTACGTGAAGCTCAGGATAATCATCTGCTTCAAGTAGTCCAGCGTATCTTTCTGCATCATCATATTCCTCAAAGAAGTATATCACTTTGTCTCCATATTTGTCAAGTACGCAGAAGGCTCCTTCTCTAGCTTCCTCTGTAAGATTTAAAATAAACAACGTATCATACCTCCAATTCTAACGCTTCTTTATAGACATCAAGAATCACTTTCTTAACAAATTCTTTATTTAAACTGAAATCTGAATTATCAATATATTTATGTAAAATTGATAAAGTGTCTTCAATTTCAATTTCTGAAATATCTACTTCAGTATCATCATATGTTTCCGTATTCACGATTTTTAAATCAATAATATCCAACTCAAGTAATTTTGAAACTAGTGAATTATATTGAGATTCATTTGTCTTTTTATTAACGACTAATTTTAGATATTTTCCCGATAATTCTGCTGAATCATAATCTTCAATTGCACTATCGCTATAGTGAACTTTCTTATATAACTCATGAGGATTTTTGATGAACTCTAAATCATATGTCCTCAGATTGAAAATATTAAATCCTCGTTCATCATTCACATCTCCCCAGAACATCTGATATGGATTTCCTAGATAATGCAATTTACCATTATTACTTCGGGTATGAAAATGCCCAGAGAATACTCTATCAAATTTATTGAATAAATTTCCATCTAATCCAGTAGTGCATATTTGACCTGGAAATAGAGTAAATCCCGATACTTCTAGATGCCCAAATGCTAATTTAGCTTCCGTAGCTTGCATTAGTCTAAATGTTTCCTCTTGATTATCCTTACAAATCCAAGGAATAAAGAATATTTCCACTCCGTCAATAATATAAGTAGAGGGTTTTGTAATGGGAATCACGTTATCATAATCACGAAGAAGTGTGTCTATTGCATTGTGCTGATTCGTTGATTTTAGCTGTGTGTCGTGATTACCACAGATTTGGTACACTGTTATCCCCAGAGATTTAAACCTGTCGTAGACGTGCTCCTGAGCCCACCTGAGGCCCCAATAATCAATGCCCTTTCTATTGTCAAACGCATCTCCCAAATGAATAACGGTTTTAATATTCCTCTCAATCAATTCTGGAAAAAATACATTTTCATAAAACTTTTGAAAGTAATTATGAAAGATTTGATTTGAATTTTTAAACGAAATATGAGTATCTGTTATACATCCAATGTTCATAATTAAGAATACTTCGTCTGAACTGCATCCTTTATTGAGTTGTAATCTGAGCTGGAAAAGTTTTCATCTGCAGTGAACACTTCATCAAATTGACTACGTTCAATAATTTTATCTTTAATCTCCATTTGCTTTTTCTCTCTTCCTATTCTTCTCAGAAAAGCATAATAACAAATCTGTGTAAAGTATGCAAATGGATTCATCTTACCTCCAGTTTTAGGACTGGTGTAATCTGGGTCAAAATTATGAATATAAGTTAGTTGATTTTCAACCGCATCCGATACCATATCATCCCGATATTGATAATTGCAGAAATTGGGTCGGTATGATAAATGCGTTGCTATTTTTAGAAAACAACTTCCCAAATACTTAGATACAACAGGCTTATCTGTGCCTGCTTCCTTCGCACGAGTACACAGAATCTTATACTCCACAAGAGCTTGATAGAATTCTTTATTATTTACGTAATGCTCGGTCTTTTCTCTTTTTGCCATTTTAAAAAATATTAATATACAAAACTATATCATATTCGTCAATCAATGTATAGAATTGAATTTCTTGACTTAACTTTCAGAACTGCTATAATAAATCTGTTGGTTTCAAGCCTATCTAGAACTTATAGAGTACTAGAGTGTTGGTTCAGGAGTTGAGTTATAAGACTTCTCTAGTCTTTCTCTTGCGTCTGAGACTGTAGCAACGTATCCCATATCAGAATTGAGTTTAGTTCTACTCGTTACTTTATTGTGCTCCCTAGTGTATCTCTGATGCATCTGAATGAGAGTTTCATCCTTAACCTGAGTCATTGTGATGATTTTATCTCTATTGATGATAAATGTGGTGTCCAATGTTAATTTCATCCACGGTGTAACTTGTGCAATATGCCCTCCAAGTTTAGGAGAAAATCTAGTTTCAACAAAAATTGGATGGTCTAATACAACTAAGACTTCATCATTCTCTTCAAATCCACATACTTTAGAAAATATTTCCTCTCCTGAGACTAATTTTAGTGACGCATAAAACTCTTCATTCATTTGGCTTCTCCTGAAATTTTATTTTATGAATTTGATAATTAAAATTCTCTTCATTATAAATTTTAACTCTTTCTATCAAGTGATTTAATGTATAGTTTTTTCGGTTTTGATTAGACATATCATCTGCAATATCATATAAGATTGCTTTATTCTTTGTATCTGATTTTCTTAGAACTCTTCCAATACTTTGTAGATTTCTTATTTTGGATTTAAATGGACTGGCGAAAATTAAATTATTCAAATTTTTAATTGAAATTCCAGTGCTAAAAACTCCATATGAAGCTACAATGATTGCATTATTCTGAGTTTCAGTGATTTCTCTTATATGCTCTCTATGTTCAGTATCAACTCCACCGTGAACAAAAAATACTTTTCGTTCATCATTTATAACTGAACTATTTATTAAATCAAAGAGAATTTGTCCGTGAGTTTCTACTCTTGAAAATAGAATTAATGTATTTCCAGTTAAGTCTAAGGTTAAGTTTTTAATAAATTGATTTCGTTTTTCGTGAGTGATAATGTATTGAACTTCATCCTCATAAGTTTCAAAGGATTTCTTACCGTGTTCCAAAATTAAAATATTAATTTGAAGCTTAGCAATGGTTCCTTTATGCATAAGTTCATCAGTACGAATCACCTTATACACAGGCCCAAATAGACCTTCTAGTGTCCAGATATGAACCTTCTCTGGTTGAGTTGTTCCCGTCATACCAAATCTATATTTCACATCGCACATCTTATGTAAAATTCCACAAATAGACGCAGATTTTGCTGTGTGTGCCTCGTCTACAATCACTACATCAAATTGCTCAAAGTAAGATTTTGACATATCAGAAATACTCTGATACGTTGAAATCATCACAGAATCATTCGTATCTTTGGCTCTTCCTCCATACACTCTATGAATTGGAATGTTTTCATCCCAACCATAATTCATAAAGTCTTTATACCCCTGTTCTATCAAAGAAGTTGTGGGACATATGATGAGAACTCTCAATCCTTGTTCTACGTAATATCGTGTGATACAGTATGATATGATAGTTTTTCCAGATGATGTAGGAGAAACTAACAATTTCCGATTATGTCTAAGTGCCTGATATACTGCTTCAATTTGATATTCACGAACTTCAAAACTTGGATTCAGAATTCTTTTAATGTATGTTTCTACTCCAGCTTCAGAAATCATCTCATTTTCATCATATGGAAGACCATAGAATTTGCTATCCTCAAATTCATATGAGAAATCACAAATCTTAATCTTTTCTATGAGTTTATCTAAAAGCCCAATATAAAGTTCTCCAGTATGTGTGGAGAGCATTCGCACTTTTCCATCCCAATGCTTATACCTAGAGCTTTTCATAAATTTGGCTTCTGGAACTTCAAACTCAAAGTATGGGGCGAGTTCATATAAAATATGTGGCTCACAATGAAGCTTTAGATAAACTTCATTTTTCTTCTTAATGATAATGTCACTCATATTAACTAAATCCTGCTTGGAATTTCATTACGTCTATGCTATTCTTGATTTGAAAGCTTCGGTTCTCAATATTCTTAATAATGCTTTCCAAAAATTTCAACATAATATTATAGTATTGAAGTTTCGAATTTGACCGAATCAATTCAGCATCAGAATCCATATACTTATCTAGGTCTGATTTTAATACTTTGTAATCAAATGGATTTTCTTTATAGACTTCTGGACTAGCTTTTCCAGAATAATACAGCCATTTTTCTTTATGTAGTTCTGCGCAATTTGCCTCCTCTTTAATGCGAAGAAGATATAAATTATTGTATATTTGAAAATATTTTGAATGTAATAGTGGTATTCTAATACTCTCTAGATGAAGATTATCTGGGTCAATGATACTATCTTCACGCCACTGAGTTTCAATTTCAGATAAATTCATAATATTCTGACCTTAAACTCATATTATATCATCAATTCTCAATTCTTTCAATATCATAGATGGTATATTTAAACACTGCCTGAGCCTCTAGATATGTGATATCAGTTTCTTTAGTATTAAATTCTGGAGCAGATAAGGAAACTGGAAATAAATCTTTGAAGTTTACTTGAATATTTGGTCTATAATTGCTATTGTAAATGATGAGAGTTCCATCACTCATTCCTGAGATTGCAGTTTGTTTTCCTGTATTATACTCCTCAGAGTCCAATAAGTCTTGATACTGCCGAGCAGACTCTGGAAAGCCAAATTGAGTTAACCAAGTATGATTTTCAATATAATTGTCCATATTCTCATCAATCATATATTTGATAACTAAGTCATCAAATGATAGAGTTTCTCCTGGAATGGGAATATTTTTCAGATATGTTGCTTGTATTGCTACTCCTAAATTGATTCCTGGAATCTGAGCTTGATTGCAAAAGAAATCTAATTTTGGTTTTTTTGATAGAATGAATTTGAATCCAGTTGGAGATAGAAAATTCTTGTTTTCAATCTGACCTCCCCAAGAAAAACTAGACATAGTATAAAATTCGTAGTATAGTATTTAGAGAACAGGCCTAAGAATGTCCATTAAATTACTACCTCTCATACAAGCACATTGGGAGAAGTCTAAATTTATATCGTTATCAAAAAATTTAAGTCTGGTCAACTTAATTAAAGCCGAAACGAGCTTCTTAGATAAAATCTACTCTCAAATTTCATTAAGAACCCGAGCATATGTAATACAAAACCAAATCACTTTAGCTACACTACCCAAATGTAAGTGTGAATGTGGAAAATACGCAGGAATCAATCATACAAATCCCGAATTAGGATTTCGCTTATATTATAATGTAACTTGCTCTCGTAGAAATAAAACTATAGATAAAGAGATTCTCAAGAAGCTTGATGATTATCAATTTTTATATGATGAGAAAATAACAAAAAACAAGTCTATAGAACAAATTGCTTCCGAAAATAACGTTTCCATCACTCCAGTAGTTAAATATTTGAAAAAATATGAACTATATCAACTAAATGATGCAAGAAGAAGAAACAATAAGGCAAATATAGTTCTTGAAGATAAGAAAGAATTGGAGTTATTATATGCTACCAATACAATGGAGAACATTGCTGAAACTCTAGGAACTACGAAAGGAACTGTTTCCCGATGGTTTAAAGTTCATGCCATTTCAGCAAAGCCTACAAATTCATACGAGAGAAAAATCAAAAGAGTCTCAGGAGAGGAGATGGAACTCTACGATTACATAAAGAGTATATCTTCATATGAAGTATTTCAATCTAATCGCTCAATTCTAAATGGAAAAGAATTAGATATCTACATTCCAGATAAAAACTTAGCAATTGAATATAATGGTCTTTATAGTCATTATTATAGACCTTGGGAAGACTCCTCAGGATTAAGAAAGGATAGTAGTTATCATTTATGGAAAACTGAGGAATGTGCAAAACAGAATATACAATTACTACAATTCTATAGCGATGAATGGAAATTTAAAAAATCAATCGTACAAAATATCATAACGTCTAAACTCGGACTCAATGATAGAATTTATGCAAGAAAATGTGAAATAGTATTAGTGGACACATATACTAAAAATGAATTTCTAAATGAATATCATATTCAGGGTGAAGATAAGAGTTCAATAAAGTTAGGTCTTACATATGAAAATACTCTAGTTGCGATTATGACTTTTGCTAAATCTAGATTTAATTCAAATTATACTTGGGAACTAACTCGGTTTTGTGTGAAAGGAGGAACTAGTGTGATTGGTGGATTTAGTAAATTATTAAAAAGCTTTACAAATGAGCACGGAACTTCTATTATATCTTATGCGGATAGAAGATATTCAAATGGAAATGTCTATGAAACAAATGGATTCAATTTAATTGCGACAAATAAGCCATCATATTATTATGTGGATAAGAATCATCTTCGTAGAATAAATCGTATGAGATTTCAGAGAAAATATATTGGTGCTTATGACTGTACCGAATATGAAAAAGCTAGAGAACTGGGATATGAAAAAATCTGGGATTGTGGAACCTTAAGATACGGATTTTCCCAATAAAAAAGGAACCTTTCGGCTCCTTAAACATTCCAACCAAAGATTGGGTATCACATAAGATTCTTAATAAGAGTTCTCTTGTAATATCTATTAGTATTAACTTGAAGTCTACCCAGTCCTTGGTCAGTACCTTCGGCAAAAGGATTAGCTACGATACCGTATCTAGTCTTGAAGCCGATTTTTGGTTGGAAGCTCCTTTCACCAACAGCACGAACCATTTGTAGAGGAACGTAAGGGCAGTAGAAAAGTCCAGCATCATAAGGATTTGGACCCTTATAACCAACGACGTAGTATTGATATTGGTTGGTATAACCGTTTGCAGCATAAGGGTCAATAAAGACCTTAAACTTACCGTTTAGAGTACCCGCGAAAGTATTACCAGTATCATCTACCTGCATATTGGAGTTCAAAGCAGGAGTATAATCTAGAATACCAGCGTGAGTTAGAGAAGAAGCAACGTCTGCGGAACACAGAACGATGTTACCCTTTCCTCTACGAGTCCTTTGAGCAATGCTGTTAGCGTCACGTTCAATTTGGAAAATCATTCCTTTGAACTTCTCAACGGACCAACGACCATTGGAGTCAACGTCAAGGTCAAATACACCTTGAGTAGCGACGTTCTGTTGTGCGCCAGGCTCAGCAATCTTATAGATTGTTCTGATGACTTCACGGTTGATTTCGGCAAGAATTTCGCTTGAAAGAATGTTTGCAAGCTCAGCTTCTGCATTCAGTCCGTGAATAGCCTTCAAGTCCTGAGCAAGCTCAAGGCTGTATTCGGCTTTCAGAGCACGGCTCTTAGCAGTCACTGAAATTCTTTCAATGCTGAGTGCCATTTCAGCAAATTGGTCTCCAGCATTGGTGCCATCACCAAGATTTTCTGCGTCCCCAGTGTTCATACCTTGACCTAGGTTATAAGCTCCTAGAGGTGATGCAGTTGGGTTAAGAAGACCAGGGTTAGAACCTACTTGAGATGTAGTACCAAGACCAGCAGCGGCGCTAGAGAAACCAGTTAGAGATTTTCCTGCGTTCTGTCCTGAGAATGCGGTATTTACTTCATTATAGAATGCTTCTGGACCAGATTGATTGACATAACGGCTTCTCATTGCGAAGATAAGGCTTACAGGGCCGCTCATTGGTTGAACGCCAGCCAAATCATAAGCAACAAGATTAGGCATTGAACGTCTAATCATAGAGATTAGAACGGGGTCAAAACCTGCTACTGGACCTGCGGCAGCAGAGCCGTAGCTAAATCCACCAGTTCCCGCAGAAACAGTTGGAGATTCGGATAGAAACTCACTCTCTTCACGAAGAGCTTGTTCTTGATTTTCTAACAGGATAGCAGTAACCGCCCTACGATGTGAATCTTTGATAGGTTCTAGACCGTTATAGTCTAGTAAGGGAGCCCACTTTTCCTGCAGTTGTTCGGAATTGAACATTTGCATTTGAATTTACCTCTAATTAAAATTTTGGTTTAGTTTGATTTTATGATATATAAATCACTTTTTTGAAACACGCTCAAGAGCACTCATATAAACTCCCATTGTTCCACTTGGAATGGAATATGGAGTATATTCTGTAGAATCTTCTACAAGATAGTCCTGGCCATTTCTCTGAGTTCTAGTAGTTGTGGTGGGGAAATAAGATTCCTTGAGTGCAACTAGTTTCTCACGATATTCTTCTTCACTATCAAACTCAACACTTTCCACAAGAGAAGCAAGCTTATCTTTCTGAGAAAGCGCAAGGCCCTCAGAAATTTCACTAAAGATTACATCAGTTACTGATTCTGCTAGTCTTTTGTTGAGAGAAACATTTCTCTCTATTTGTTCGTTGAGTTTATTCTCCATCTCGTCAAGTTTATCAGTCATTGCCTCTAGCACATCATATCTATCTTCAGGAATTGTTACATAGTGATTTTCAAAAAGTTCCTTGAGGTTCACAAGGAAACTCTCGGTCATTTCGGCACGAAGTCCGTTTTCTATAGCTAGAGCATTTTCTTCAATCCATTCTTGAGCAACATACTCAAGATATGAATCTACTCTTTCGGTTAAAGCCTCAGTGATAACTTCAATCTCTTCGGCTAGTTGTTCTTCATATTGAAGAATGACTGCTTCTTCAATTTGTTCTGTTCTGGAATTCAGAGCAGCTTCAAATACAGTCTTGGCTTTAAATCTAAATTCTTCGGAGAGTTCTTCGCCTGAAAGAAGAGCATCTACATCTTCTTCAATCTGAGATTCAATTTCTTCAATCTGTTCTTGAACTTCTTCTTTCTTTTTATCAGACTTCTTGGACTTCTTAAACTCTTTAGGAGTTTCTTCATCCTCGTCATCTTCTTCATCGTCATCGGACTTAGAGGATTCGTCATCTTCTTCATCGTCATCATCAGACTTGGAAGATTCTTCTAATCTAGGCTCATCTTCGTCATCTTCTAAATCAGATTCGTAATATTCATCATCTTCTAAATCTTCTTCATCTAAGTCTTCCTTTACAGCACCCTTAGGTAAGGACTTCATTGAGTCTGCTTTACCAGCTCCACGATTTACAACATCTCTAACTTGAGCTAGAACTGCCGATGCATCTTTCAGCTTGGCGCTATCATTATCAGGCTTGTAATTATCAGGTGTTGGACCACCTAGGTCTTCCCAACTGGCCGTCTGACCATCGGGAATATTTTTGGTAAGTTTAGGAAGTGGTTCTGCAGGTTTTGCTCCAGAGTTCACAACATTTTTTACGTGCTTTGTGCCTACTTCCATTTCTTGTAGATTTTTTCTTCCACGAGGCATTTTGATTCTCCGAAAAACTTAAATTTGTATTTCTGTATATATTTATATTTTTTAGTTTTTGTGCTTTATTTTGGTTCTCTTAAACCTTTTGGACCTTTTTCATAATACTTATCTCTATGGACATTATTTTTAGCCTCGAATTTAGGTCTATCAATATATTTAATTGACACCCATCTTGGGGGTCTTCCTGCTCTTGAAGTTCTCCTTAGTCCATCAGACTTTCTACCGTGCTTAGATTCACTGGGCATTCTTGGCTCTTGACTAAAATAAAAATTGTGTCTACCAAGAGCATAATCTCTTTCGTCTTTATGTTCTATATTCTTATTCCTTTTAGAGTTCTTTTCTTGACTGTGAGCTAAATGTAGTTTCCCATATCTTTCTAAATCTCTATGACTTGGAGTGGAATTAGGATTCTCTATTTCCAATGAAATTCTTTTGGCTCTATTCTTTTCTCTAGGAGTCCAGCCACTCGCTAATCTACTGTTCCAGGGAACCTTCTTTTCAAGTAGGATACATTCTTCAATAAACTGAAAATAGGTTTTCAGTTTAGTCTTTTTATATATTTATGAGAATTCACCCAATGCTCTCTGTTTTCTCAACTTTTTAGAATTTTTAGTTGGTGTTGGAGGATTAGTTTTTCTTTCTTCTGGACTTAATCTATATGTTGGTTCTCAGAATTTATCTTTTCTATCTCTACTACGCTGCAAATTATCAGATTCCTTATTTGGTTCCAATCTAGCTCTAGACTTTTGAAGTAAATTATGATATGCCCACCACTTTTCGGATCTTTTTTCTACTGAACCACCTCTTAAAATATCAACAGCTCTATCTACAATTCTTTGAGTAGTGGAGCTTTCAAGCATAAATTGTTTGAAAGTTTTCGTGACTCAGATTAAACGAAGATAGTTTTCAAAGTGTTCTAGTTTTCTTTCTTCGGTAAGTCTTCTACCAATCACATCTCTTTCAATCACTTGCTTGATGTTCTGTGCAATCCATTCTTGCTTTTTGCTATCATA